CCTGTACCTGCCTGTCCGATCAAGTTAGCTTGACCAAGGCTTGCACCCAACAGTGCCTCAAGACCTGTCATCTTAGCTTCACCAAACAAACCAGCACCGTACAACTGACCACGCTGTTGCAAACCAGCAGCCGCCAGACCTTGCTGTAGAGCGTTGAGAGACTGTGCCTGTGGTATGTACGCACCTGTCAAAGCACCAAGACCCATACGTTGCTGTGCTTCTTGCAGACCCATACGGCTCGTCAACAAGCCTTGGCCTGCCTGTAAAGCCTGTAGTGATGACAGTTGTTGTGCAGCTTGCATAGCTTGCCGTTGAGTAGCAATGTCAGAACCTAAACCAGCAAACTGTGCACCTAGTGCAGCCTGTTGCTGTTGCTCTGCTTGAGCTTGTTGCATAGCCATCAGAGCCGCTTGGTTCTGTGCAGACTCCTGTGCCTTAGCCAACGCAAGTTGCTCTGGCGTGCCGCCAAACATAGAAGTACGTACACCCCCACGACCTTGAGCAAACAGTCGCTCTTCTAACGCAAGCCGTTGTCGCTCTTCTTCGCCAAGCTGGGTAGCTCTGATACGCTCAAAGACTTCTTGTTCTCTTTCACCAGCAGGCATACCAGCTTGCTGCATAAACTGACCGCCAAGACCAAACGCTTGGGAAGCAGCCTGTTGTTGACCAGAGAGGCCAAACGGTGTAGCACCTAAGCCAGCACGACCAGCAGCTATTGCTTCTGTACCTGCGCCACCTAGTGTAGTAGTGCCTGTAGGATCAGTACCAAAACGCTGTCCTGCTACACCCATCAACTGACCAGCAAGGCCGCTTTCTTGGCTACCTAAACCTATGTCAACGTTGCCAAACTCGTCTACGCCAAGCCTACCACCCATACCAGTAGTTACAGTAAACGGCTTAAAGGCAGACTGCGTAAGAGCAGCTTCAGCTATTGGATCAACAGCAGTGTAAGCCTGTTGCCCTATATCGCCTAGCTCGTCGTAAGCGTTCTTAACCAACAACAACCCAGCGCCACCCATAGCTGTACGACCTGCGTTTGCTGTGGCGTCTGTTATTAACTGCGTTCCAAAATTTACAATAGGATCATACCAATTAGCCATTAGTAAGTACCTCTGTCTTTATTGTAATTCATCATCATCATCATAGCATTTTACCTATTAGTGCTAGTACATTCATTTCCTGTATGGACAGTGCGTAGCCGTTGATGTCTGTCTCAAGACCCACGCTGATTACTGAGCCGTAGCCTGTTGTGTTAATAGAAGAACGGCTAATGATTGTGCCTTCTTCAGAGTACTCAGCTACGTTGAACTCAGACTGTCCGTAGAATCCGGGTGTAGCACTGCTGGTTCTAAACGTGCTAGTGCTGGTTGCTGTTGAAAAGTCGTAAGACCACTTGAGAAATATGTCAGCGTTGTTTCCGCCAATGATCGTGGGTCTGATCTTCTTCAACATCTTAATACGTGACGGATCGCCAAAGCTCAAGCCGGGACTGTAGTAACGGAAACGATAGACACTACCGTTGTCAAAGTAGTTGTCGTAAGTTCCTACACCCGCTGTTGTGCCTATGTATATGTCACCGTTTCTGTCCCTGTGGAAACACTTGAAGTCCACACTAGGCCATCGTGTTACTCTGTACGCACCGTTCTCCAGTGTGCCTCGTACATCAAAGCAGTACACGAGGTTGAGGTCAGGAAAGCACAGAAGATAAAAATAGTTCTCAGGACTGTACACCGTACTAACTGGTTCTGTTTTACCCAGCGTGTTAGCAATCAGTTCCTGCTTGATGTTTCTGCTCAAGTCGGTAATAGGTAAGGATTTCTCTTGAATAGATCGTCCCAAGCTCCTAAGACCTGTCTGTGTCAAGAACAACAAGTCTGTTCCTATGTTCTGTACACTCTTTCTGTCTACACAACCAACGCCCGGAATAGTGTCCTGTATAGCCATTGTTGCAGGACTCTCTGCACCAGCGTAGATCAACGTGTTGTTTTCACCAAACACCACAAGCATCCCGTTGTGTGCAGCAATAGCTACAACCTTGTCAAACCCGTTAGGCCACGCCTTAGATACGTCGATAGAACCGCTAGACCCACCAGAGAAATCATGTCCTATCAGTAAGTCAGACCAGTAGATCGTGTTGTCGTCACTGGCGTTACCTACGCACCATACACGACCGTAAGCACCAATAGCCTCGTGAGAGTACTGTGCAGAAGTTACAGACGCACCAGCAACACTGGACATCTTAGTCACTGCACCTAGTGTATTGCTGTACACCAAAGGCTCGTAGCCACGCTGGAAGAAGTAAGCGTGATCGTTGAAGTTAAATATCTTCCAATCGTTAGCTGTAATCGTGTACGTCGCTGGCGTAGCGTCAACCAGTGTAGTCGTACCTGTCATAATCTTGTTGTTACCAGTACTGAAGATTACTTCGTTACCAGCACTGTCGTAGAACTCGTGGATGTTAGAGAGGTAGTCAGTACCTAACTCTGTCTTGTCTGTCGTGACAACAGCGTTACCTTTGCGTGAAGCCAAACGACCACGCCTGTCGATGATAGCGTTGTCTGCAATCTCCGCAAAAGACGTATCCTGTGCAAGCGGAGAATCTTCTGTGTTGATTCCCTTGAAAGCAGGAGCAACTAGGTTAATACTCTGTAGTGGCTGAGCCATCTAGAATCTCCTACGGTGTAAACCAAACGGTTTCTTCAGGGTGCTTCTGGGCGTCCAAAGCAATAGCGTCAGACAGGTACTTGTCAGCAATAGCAAAGTACTCTGCTGTTGATGTACCGCCTGTTTCACCACGTTCACGAGCTAACAGAGCTACTGCCATGTGAATTACAGGTTGACTAGGGATAGCTAGCGTGTCACTGTCAGCACTCAACGCTACGTTCCTGATGACACTCTTGACCTTCAGTGAGTACACACCGTCAGGCTTAGGGTACACGTCGATCTGTGCGTCACCAGAGCCGTCGATGCCACTAAAGGTGTAGTACTGAGGTTCACCGGAAGTAGGAGTCTGTACCAAGAACTTATCGTCAAACCAAGTCTGCGGTCGGTACTCCATGACAATGTTAGATGTATCGTTGACAATGTTCAGGATCTTACCTTGGTCTTGGTAGCCCGTCAGTGAGTACGTGTAGTCATCAGCAGCCGTAGTAATCGTCAGGGTAGACCTAAGATTAGACCAATCCCAAGCGTTCTCCACGAGTTGTTTTGCGTCGTTGATAAAGTCACCAACCATAGCACTGTACGTGTTAGCACTGACGGTTGTTACCGTGTCTTCTCTGAGCCGCCTCAGTACGTTGTTTACTATATCTAAGTACGTCATCCCATGTTCCCTGTAAACATTCCTCTTGAAAGCTCGTTAATCATTCTAGTAAGCTCTGCGTCGTAATCTTTTTGTGGTAACGGTACATCTACCATCTGCGGAGTTTGGTACGAAAGACCTGTCATAAACGGTGTAAACTTAAGGGGAGATGGGCTTGTCAACATACCAGTTCCGGTACCTTCACCTTCACCTTCGCCATCGCCATCACCATCACCATCACCATCACCATCACCATCTCCGTCACCTCCACCGTTTCCGGTGCCTGTACCAGTTCCAGTACCCGTGCCATCTCCAGTTCCGTCGCCACCACCTGTGCCGTCTCCAGATCCTGAGCCTTCACCAGTGCCACCACCTTCGCCTGCTCCGGTGACATCAGCACCCCCAGTAGCTCCACCTTCACCACCGCCGCCAGTTCCCGCTCCTCCAGCTCCGGCCCCAGCTCCAGCTCCGGCCCCAGCTCCAGCTCCGGCCCCAGCTCCAGCTCCGGCCCCAGCTCCAGCTCCAGCTCCAGCTCCGGCCCCAGCTCCTGAAGCACCGCCTCCAGCCCCTCCAGCAGCACTATCCCCGCCGCCATCTCCTCCAGCGGCAGTAGCATCACCAGCATCTCCTGAACCGGCTCCAGAGCTAGTAACATCTGCAGCGCCGCCACCGCTACTATCATCAGAGCCAGCGCCGCCTAAAATTCCTGTCAAGTCAACTCCGTTTCCTTCTAAACAGCCCCCCTTGACAACCGAAACTGTCGAACCGCCTTTGCCATCTGCAATTATTACCGTCTTGTCGCCATTAGCTTCACACTGAGAACTTAATTCTGTACCCGCTGCCGGATTAGATGCGGATCCACTACCGCCACCCGTAACAGAATCATCGGTTTTCGTGGTATCTAGCCCATCATCATCAGGGTCTGGGTTTTGACTGCCAAACACATAATCACTGGTATATGTTCCGTTTTCCCAGTCAATATCAATAACAACGCCAGTACCTTCTATTTGAACCCTAGACGTACCAGACTTACCCCACTCGCCATCTTGATTAACAAGAATAAATCCACCAAATACACCTTCAGAATCATTTTCCCAAGGATTTGATTTAGTCCAGATAATTGGCGATCCATCTCCGGTAGATGTTGTTTCTATTCCTGTAGAACCAGATGGATCTTCAGAGCTGCCAGTTCCTCCAGCTTCCGCTCCTGCACCGGGAAGACTCGCGGCATCTCCACCAGCACCACTTGCATCTCCGCCTGCATCAGCTCCGCCACCTGCTCCGCCTGCATCAGCTCCGCCACCTGCTCCGCCTGCAGATGAATCTCCACCGCCGCCACCGCCGCCGCCGCCGCCATCTTCTGTCGTTGGCTCTATATCTGGTAAGGTTACCCGTGTGCCGTACCTGTCTACAAAAATATCATATTCAGTTCCGGTTTCTTGATCAATGACAACATTGCGAGTTTCGTCAAGAATATATCCATCCGGTAACACACTCCGGTAAACAGAATAAGTAGTAGTGCCGTCATCATTTTCAATACCGGGAACCTCTTGGCCGTCATCAAAATCAGTGCCAGCAAGATTGACAATAATTCCGCTTTGGGCTTCAGAAAATATCCTGTCAATTTCACTCTCTAGCGCAGTCCCCCCACCTGTTCCGCCAGCCATCAACCCCGGAAGCCCATCCGCAACAGCTTCAACTGCCGCACTTAAAGTCTTACTTGACCGAATAACATCTTTAACGCCTTTTGGTAGCTGAGCAAGAATGTCTGATCCAGTAACATTAAAACCTGATGCAAGCGCCTGCCCCACCGCGCCTGAAACAAGACTCATAACAGCCGCCTTTGTTAAAGCTGTAGCGTAGTCAGCAAAACTAGCGTGATCGTCGACCTTAATTGTTTTCTGGTAACCAGTTCCAGTCCACTTAAACTGATCGCCATCATTGTTATAGATAGTGTCCTGAATGCCCCATTTTTGTAATATGTCAGCGCCTTCATTCATCCACTGCTGATAGCCGCTTTCTCGAGCATTACTGATATCTTGGCTTATTTTTTCTGTAACTTCTTCTTTTTGCCCCGGTCTAAATCCAAGGTCTTCACCTTCAATAACAGCAGATTCTATGTCGCTACGTCGATACTCAGGATTAGCAAGCATCCAATCTGCTGACTGAACCCACTCTTGAGAATCGTTTATATAGCCCATGTAGTTTTCAAATGAGCCAAACTGATCCTGTAGCTGGCCTGAGTCTTTAAACTCTTGCAAAAGCTCGCTTTCGGTCATCTGCACAAGCTGTGATGTTTTATTGGATTCAGCAGTGCCGCCAAACGGACTACTAGCATCACCTTTAGCCCGACTGGTAATAACCGTGTAACTGCCTTGGTCATCAGTATCGACCACAACATCTTCCGCAGTAGTGTCTTCTGCCGTAGTGTCGGCTAGCATATCTGTTTCGTCTAGCTGCTGCTGAGTCTGAAACTGTTGTGCTTCCTGCGTACCAGACAAAACCTGCTGAACAACCTCAATGGGTGCGGGGTTGACGTTTACAAAAAAATCCCGTTCTTCCATTGTGGGATCACGGCCAATAGTCTGGCTAAATGTTTCACGCACAGCCGCTTCAGGCGAGTTGGCTATGCCCTGCTCTATTTGCTCAATGTTTTGGCCCGTAGCAAGCCATGCGTCAATACCAGACTGCAAAGGATCTCGGCCAAGATACTTGTTGTATAAAACGCTAATTTCAGCAGGGGTTGCCATATTATTTGCCCCTCATCTGCATTAGCTTGTCAGCACCACGGATGCCAAAGCTCGCAGTTACCGCTACGTACAACAGGTACTGGTAGTACTCAGGCAGCTTGTCTAGCTCAGCAAACGCCATGCCTACCCTTTGCATAATGCTTAGATCATCCATAGCCACCCCGTAACATACCGCTAGTAAAGGCAATGACAGCACAATAGTGAACCACTCGTCTTTCCACGAGGTAGCACTGGCCGCTGCCATCTCTTGTTCCCATGTGGCTGTGTTTTTGATTACCTCCATCTTGGCTACGTGCTTGGCTTGTGACTGCTCATGGCGGTTGGTTAGCCATGTTTTCGCCAGAGTAGCTAGGGGGTTAATTAGTGCAGTCCACATACGTTACTTAACCATGTACACGAGAAGCGATACACACGCACTAACAGCAACCCAGAAGAACCTCTCAGCGTTTTTGACAGAGCTTGAGTTAGACAGTACAGTCCCCTCTAGCTCACGTATGTCATCCTCCTGATCGTCTAGTCTTTTCTCGTGTCGATCCATGCGCTTGAACACAGATAGAATCTGCTCTTCGACGCGAGCAATCTGTGATACAGCTTCAGTTAGCTTATCGAGCTTCTGCTCAATCCGATCCAGTCTGTGTTCTTCCATAGTGTTCACTGCTTAACCAAATAGTCGTGAGCAATGTACGCTAACACTGCACTCATTATTGCCGTTGTTAGTGCCTCAACCGTTGGCCCGCCAAAGTGCGTAGGATGAATCCACAAGTCACTAACAAATACCCCGCCACCAAATGACAACGCACCACCTAGCCTTTCGTTGGCAAAGTCCTTGACCCTAGGAATAAACACCATCACCGCAAAAATAACTGATGCGGCTGTAGCCGTCTTTGCAGCGTTAATCCAATGAGGTGTATCCACAGCAGTAATGTCGCCTTGCACCATCATTAGCAAACAGCTAATAAATGCGGCTAACCACTTCCCCTCAACGCCTTTTAATTTTTGGACAATGCTCATGTTACAGAGTCGCCGCCAGTTCAAACAAAGCGTCCATCTCTACATCAGTCATTCCTAGTGCAGAAGCCATAGTTGCAACCCAAGGCGACAGACGCTCTACAAAAGATCCGTACTGCCACTCAATAGATACCTTGGTTTTGTCAGGCTCTGGAATCAACGCAATGGCATCCTCAATTAGCTGTAGCTTCCCTGCTTGAGCCAGTGCTAGTCGCGCTTGACGCATAGTTACTGATGTGCGAGGACGGTTCCATTCTTTAATAGCAAGTTCTAATTCTTCTGGTGTACGCTTTGCCATTAGATAATCCTCACTTTAAGGTTGTAGTCACCAAGGCTAGTTATCCGTACCTTGTCCGTTGCAGGGAAATCCCAGTTGTAGTCAGTACCCAACACAGCGCCTTGGTTCAAGATGTTGGCATCGTAGTTGATAGCAGTGCCTGAGTAGGTCGGTACTGTAGTTCCTGAGTCAATGT